GAGCCGTAGAGTCGGATTCGCGACAGTGGTGTTATTGTTGTTTAGATCGAGTCCGCTACTCGTATTCGTCGGAATGACGACGATATTACCCGTCGAATTGACTGTTACTTTTCCGCCCGATAATTGCACTGTTCCAGTATTGGCAAAGTTCAAAACACCCGTCAGATTCTGCCCATTCCAGTCCATGGCGGCCGATGGCTTGTTGAGCCCATCTTTCGTAACGCAGTTATTCAGTCCGCCCGCAAAACCATCATCCTCCTGGTCGAACAGCGTTGCCTGTGGATTGATCGAGTTGGCCTTGTCAGAGACCCAATTTCGAAAGCGTGTATAGACGCCACCTGACCAACCGCCCATTATTGAATGCTCCTCATAAAACGCCGCCAGACTCAGCCAGATAGTTGGTTGCGAGCCACTGCACTCGCTGTGTGTTCAGTTGCATTTGTGTCGCAATACTCACCATGTAGCCGGAGCCTGAAGCCGAGCACCATTGATTGGTGGTCAGATCCCCTCCTCCCCACGGCTGGGTATCCCAAGGAGAGGATTCCCACAGCGGCCACGTCGAGCCTGAGAAATCGATGAGGTTCTGATTGATCGTGGTCAGCAGGGCTTTGTAGTCAAAACCGATGTCCACAATGTAGTTGAGCGTGGCGGCCTGCCGACTCAGTGAAAGCCGCAGTCCCGTCAGACGCTTGGTTTCATTCGGCTCCTCCAGCGCATTCCAGGCCGTCTGGGCATTGCACAGGATCGTGATGCCATTATCCGTGGTTCCGGTGTCTGCTTTGAGCACGGTTCCGGCCGCCGTCCCGTAATACAGATTGTCGTTGTATAGACCCCAACACAAGGCATTTTGGCCGACGAAGCGACACCACGCCTTGGTCTCGGTGTTGAAGACGTGTTGCTGAAAATCCGTGGTCGAGGTCGGAATGTTGATCAGCGCATAATTGCCATTCGGATACTGCTGCATGTGCCAGCCAAAGAGACCGCTGAAGGAAGCGGCTGCATCGATGACGGCCTGGCGAATCTTGGTGGAGATCGCGCTCGAAGACTCGTTGAAATCACCGCTTTTGAAGATCTGCGCAAGCGATATATAGCCGGACTTAGTCGCAATGACGACATCCGCACCAATCTTCTTGATCGCTCGCTTACTGATCGGGGCACCCAAGTTATAGCGGCCGACGAGTGACCAATCCGTGGTCGTGCTCGGATCAGAGCCCAAATACGCCAACACGACACCTGAATTCAGGATGAAGACGGCCGCATCGTTGGGACCATTGCCTGAATCAATCGACCAGGTCGTCATGGCCATGAGATTGCCGCCCGTGTTGGGCAGCCGGCCGAGTGGGAACTTCGAGAGCACGCCACCCAGCGCATTGGTCGCCGAGAACCAGAAGTCCTGTGTGCGATCGTCCCAGAAGTAGGATCGGGCCTTGTGAATCTGGATTCCATTGAGGTTCGCAGGTGTTAATCCACTGCCCGAAATAGTCATGGCCGACACGGTCGCGCCGTCGTACTGTTGGGGCGCGTCCGATCCGTTCACCAGTCCCATGCGTGCACCCCCGGATGCATCATCGAACTGCGCACAGTCCCAGACGTCCGAGGCAAAACCGGTAGCGAGCGAGACGCCCGCACCGATTGCGGAGATATCCCAGATCTTGCCGTTGGCCATGCCTAAAAACTTGCGGGTCGTTTTGGCATTGAATTCAAACAGCGTTTTGACCGATGCGCCGAGCGTGTTGGCATAGGCAGCGCCACCCCCGCGGGTGCGACAGGCACCCAGGCCGGGAAACCAGTTATCCAACACGACGGCATCTTCGGGCGGCATCGCCGATATTGCATCGCGCGCGTTCCAGCCGCCGACCGGACTCGGGAAGGGAATCGGCATTGCTTTCTGCTGCCGATTGATGCCGCGTCGCGCAGCCATCAGCCCGTGTAGCCCGTGCTCGGCAAAGTTGGAAGTGGAGGCCAAATTTCTGTATCCACACCCGCATTGACCGGAATCTTTGGCACATCGCGACCGAAGGTGGACTCGAACACCTCGTCGAACTCGTTTTTGGCTTCCGCATAGGCAAGGCCCTTGCGCTCGAGGAAACGCCACGTCAGATCGAGCTCGAGGAGATCCTCATCGATCAGGCTGACCTGTGCGTCCGCCGTAAATGAACTGGCCGGATTGGCACCCCCGACATCCGTCACCCAGTTCCTGGAGATGTACTCGATGACGAGGTTGTCGACTCCCCCGGGCGTGGGATCCAAAAAGATCAGCCCTCCCTTGATACGAAAGCGCGTGCGCGGCGTCGTGGTCTGGGTGCCGGACTTGTAGCGCTGCCATTCCGACGGGCTCAGCGAGCCGCGCAAGGCCCAGAACTGGCTGCGATCCCAAGCGGTGAAGTCCTGGAAGTATTTCAGGTCACTGGGGAATGCATAGGAGGCTGTCGCGGCGACTGTGGCAAAGGTGTATTCCTTCTGCAGGATCTCCCAGGGCTTCCAGGCGAGTTTTTTTCCGCCCTTGTTCAGGAGGCGAAACAGCAACAGTGCCGTATCGTCCTGACTGCCCACGATGGAACCGGGCGCAGGAAAACCGCTGCCCGCTGCAGCCGCCTGACAGATTGACAAAAGTGTCAAGGGACATGCCTCCAAAGAAGACGGCGCCGGACCTTGCTCAAGGTCGTTGGCGTTAGACCATATCTTCGAGCAAGAACGCTGCCTCTCTCATTTGATGCGCGAATCGCCGCCACATCCTCCTCAGTGATCTTCGAACTGTGATGCCGGCTGCCAATCTTCAATTGGCGTTTTTCACCCGGTTTCCAATTCATGCGTCCCTTGCGGGAGGCATCCTGCATGTTGTCTTTGTATGTACCGAGAAAGAGATGATAGGGATTGACGCAACAACGCACATCGCAGTAATGGCAGACAATCATGTCTTCGGGAATTCCCCCACGGAAAAGCCGATAGCTCGCTCGATGGGCCAGCTCACGCCCTTCGGGAGTTGGGTCCATGCGGAAGGCCGCATATCCACTGCGCATAAGATGCCCTTCCCAAAACCAGCATCCTGATTCCGTGACAGGCAACACATGCGAGAGAAATCTCTCGCGAGTGTCCACTTACGCCTCCGGAAGCGGGACCGCTTTCTTCTTCGGGCCCGGCTTCTTCTTCACCGCTTTGAGCTTGGCGTTCTCCTCCATCAATCGGTCGATGGTGGCCTGCTGCGAATCCAACTTCGCATCCATGCGCGCGACCAGTTCGAGCAACTGCGGATCAGTCGCCTGTGCCGATTTGCGCGCTTCGACCCATTCCTGTGCGGCCCGCCGAAACTCCCGCGCACCGGTCCCGAGATTCTGCAATCCCAGATCCGATACGAGCGATAGATCCTCAATGGTGAAGACGTTCAGCGCGTGGTAGTGCCGCAGGAGTGACGGGTCCATACCCGCGAGCTTGTTCAGTGGTGTCCCGCGAGAGGCCGCCTTCTCACCCTTCTGATACTCCTGCCAGGAGAATGGAAACCGGCGCTTGTCCTCATCCCGAATCGGTCGGTGCACTTCGCGCAGGTTGCTGCCGCGGATGTTGATACGGATATAGGTCACATCCTCGTACACCTCATCAGTGACGCCAAACGGCTTGCCCGCAGCATCCGCCGCGGCCTTGGCCTGTTGGGTTTTGAACGGCTTGAACTCACGCACCGTCTCAAAGGTGGCGATACAGCCGGAATCATCATCCGCCGGCTGAAACTGACGAATGAATGCCTGCGCGCCTGCGGATAATCCGCCGACCGAGCTCGTAATGACCACATCGCTGGGCGCAGAGTCTTCGAAACTGTCTACATCAGACATGGAACCTCCCAAGAGAGCGGGAGCCCGAAGCCCCCGCCCATTGTGTCGCCCTTCTACGTTATCGCGCCTTGACCGAAGAAACGATTTCCTGATACGACGCAGAAGCCCGTTCGCGTGAACGTCAACGTCACAGTGGCATCTGCAGTTGTTGCCGCCGCACTCATTAGGAATGAGGTTGCGCTTCCCGCACTGGAATTGCGGGCATTCGGGCTATTGTTATATCCCGCCGCAACCGACGTACCGCCCGGGATATTCGTACCCGAAACCGGAAGTCCGACATAAACGCCGTCCAGATTGGATACATACACTTCAGTAGAACCGACACGCACAGTTCCGGTTTTCGTGAATGTCGATCCTGCAGCGAGCACGATCTGAGCGCCCCCCAAGATCTGCATGCCAGCTACCGCGCTGCTACTGACGTTGGCCGCGCCGCTGACACCGTAAACCTTACCCACTGCCGCTGAGCCGGTCACAGCCGCCAGCGCGCCACCGGAGATCTGATACCAGCCAAACAGATTGGCCACTGTTGGAGCCAAAGCAAACGCCAATGGCAAACCTGCGATTGCAGTACCCAGATTGATCGTCGTCGCGCCACTGACCGAGTTGTAATTGACCAGCGAGCCCGCAACAGTCGCGGCGATGCCCTGCAAATATATGAACTCACCAAATCCGTGAATCGGATCGAAGGCGCGCATGATAGTGCCGAACGGGAAGTTCTGCACCGTGTCTGTTTCCATCAGACGCGGGCCACCGTAGTTGGTGGATAGGTTGGCGAGGGCTGAGATAGCCCCCGTGGGCGGCGTCGCTGGTCCATAGGCGACATTGACTGGTTCGGTAGGAATCCACATATTGGGTGCTCCTTAGTTGTTGTTCAGCACGCCCTGGAGGGACGCGTTGCTGGTAACAAACTGGCCCGCCCACAGAAGCATCTGCACGAACGAGTCCTGGTTGTAGGCCCGCTCTTGCGGGAGGGGGGTGAAATTGCGCTTCGGCGCATACTTCAACTTGATGTAGTCCGTATTCAGCATATACAGATGCTGAACCGGGATTCCTGGGTTGTCCTCGTAGTACACCGGGACGCCGGTGAAATCGAGTGAGCGGAAACCCGCGCCCTGCTTGGAGGTGCTGCCATCCGTGATGCGCTGAATCGCCTGCAGGCTCGCCCAGTAGAACTTGTAGAGCGTGCGATCGGCAATGATGATGTTGGGCTTGTCCGCGCCGCGGGTACAGCGCAGGAATAGCTCATCCATGTAGGCTTGGATGTTGACTGCCGTGATTGCACCGCCACCATCGGCCGTCCCGCGGAAGAACTGATTGCGCCAGAAAGCGCTCGTCGCGCGGTTGATGCCGCCCACGGTTCCGGTAGCCGGATTGTCTGCCACCAGCAGCTGCAGGCCGCCGACGATCTTGCCGCTGAAGGCCGTGCCGTCGGAGTACATGCCGAAGGTGAGCTGGTTCTTCATGGTGCGCTCGGCGTTGCCGATACGACCCTTGAAGAGGTTGATGATCTGTTCTTTGCCCGTGTTCTGGACGTCGATTTCCAGACCGTTGGCGGCGACGACTGCGGCGGCCTGGGCCCACGGATATTCGGCTGCCGTGATCACATCGCTGGGGGAGATATCCAGGATGTCGTAGCCGGCATACCACTGGAAGCGCCCTTCGGCGTATTCCAATTCCTGCACGATGGTGCGGCCCGTGGCCGATTCCCATCCGTCCTGTTCTTTCAACATGAACAGGAGCGGATTGCCCTTGCTCACGTTATCTGCGGTCTTACCTTGTCGATTGCGAAGCGTCGTTGTGACGATTTCTGACAGTCCCGGCGAGGCCATGGCCTACTCCTGGTGAGGAGCAGGCCGTGCATCAGTCGGGTGCCCAGTTGGCAAACCCGTCGCGCAGATCCTGCTCCAGAGATTTCGGTTTCGTGGTCCCGTTCGCCGTCCCCGTCCCATTTGGTACTGCAGCCCGTCGCGCCTTGTCGACCGCCGCTTTCTTGGCGGCATCGGTTGCTGTCTGGGTGGCCTGGGTGCGCTGGAGTTGCACCCTCTCGTACACCGCATCGTTCATGCGGACCGCCTTGGTATAGGCGGTTTCGAGAGCCAGTCCCGGAGTGGCCTTCATCAGTGCCAGGATGTCGCCTGCGACTTCGTCGAAGAACGGATGTGCCGGTTGGCCGTCTGCACCCTTTTGTTCTGCGAAGCTCGAGACCCGATTCAGATTCTCTTCGTGCGCCGCTTGTTGAGCTCGCGTCGTGAAGCTTTCGAACTGACCGGTGACCTGATTGAGCCGTTGTTCCAGTTGCGCGAATTTCGGGTCTACACCCTCCTGAGGTTGGGCCAGTGTTTTCGGGTCCACGCCATAGGTCTGGGCAAGCCACAACAGTGCTTCGCGCGGACTCTCCTGCAGGTATTTGTGACCGCCTACCAGGGACTGGATGAATTGCGGGGCGGAGAGGCCTCGCAGTTCCAGATCCCGTTTGAACGGTCCCAAAATCTGGTCGTATTGCTCGCGCTCGCGTCGAAACCCCGCCACTTCCTGGAA